TCCGGGATGCAAACACCGCAATCGATGCATTCGTCAGGGTTTATAGCTAGGAAGTTCGGTCCTTCATAAAAACAATCTACGGGGCAAACTTGCACACAATCGGTATGCTTGCATTTAATACAGTTCTCAGTTACTACGTGTGTCATTTAATATATCCTAATGTTTCAATATGTGATTTTGCAGTTTCGTCACTTAAAGCTTTTAAAAAAATATCATTGAATCCAAATTTTTCACAAAAAGCAGCACCGAATGTTTTGCCTTTTAGTTTATCAAAAACAAATTCTTTCAAAAAAATTTCGTAATCTGTTTTACTGACTGTTTTATTAGAATTTGCAGTCAATTGTTCTAGTGCAGCTAATGTTGTGATAAAACTAGGCATATTAGTCCCAAAGTGCTCTGTAATACTTACCGAACAATTCAAGACCTTCTTGAATACGTTCTTCATGTAATCGATGCCCTACATGATCGTACCAGTGTTCATTAGGATTTTTATCTACCATTTGATAAAGCTTTTCCATTTTTCCTGTTACGGGATTAGGATGCATTTTATCACATTCAACAAAATCATATTCTGCTTTGCCGTGATGATATAATGAATCGTATTCGTCTTTGAGTATTTGTTCAAAAGACCAAATCATTTTGTCTAAGACTTCATCCCACTCTTTAATCCGTTGATCAAATGCCCAATCTGATGTTTCGGAATAAAAATCAAAAGAATATTGGTCGTCATGATTTTGACCACCTACGTTTCCAAACTCATTTGGTATTCCGTGTTTAGTTTCTTTTAACTGAATCAATGCCGGTAGTATAATTAACGCCAATGTGTGATCCAGCGACCAAGTATCGAATTTATCAATTGCCACATTGATAATTCGATCAGAATTTTTTCTAAAATTTCCGATTTTTACTTTCATTGTGGACTAGATGCAACCTTACCATTAACAAACCAAAAAACTTGATTCTCGTCATCCTGTACGTATGCCAATTTTATATCCTTGTACTCTACTAGTTTTTGTCCTAGTTCGTTTATATCACTAGATTGGCACAAAAAAGTGTCTGTCTTTTTATCAAACAGGTAATATGTGTTGCCGTGTTTTTCTAGTGTCAAAACAGGAGCAACTTTTATTTCAGGTTCTTCTTTAAGAACGCCGGCTTCTTTGGCTGCGTTGTGTATCTGCTTTCTAATGACATTAGCAGCATAATTAGCACCAATGAAAAAACCTAGTACAAAAATTGCAAGATATTCCATGATATTATTTATTTACAAAAAGTGTAGACCATTGTTTTAGTTTTTCGAACTTTACTTTTTTTGCATCGGCTATGCCATTGCTTGTGACACCTACTTTAGCTTTTACAAGCAACTCAATCATAGCTTGTAGATCACCCAACTCTTTTTGCAGCGCCATGATATTAGTTTCGTCAGAATTTGGTTTGCATTGATCTGGTCCAAACCTCATTATCTTACAAATCTCTACGATGACTTCGGCACATTCTTCTTGTAGTATTTGTAATATTTCTTTAGTGTTTTCATTCATACATGTTTTTCCAAATAAGTCTGCCATTGAACCCATTTATTTTTAATTAGAAATCCCCAATCACGTTGTTGTGGACCCATAAAGAATAGTGTAGTAGCAGGACCAACACTTTCATCAAGCTCAAGCCAGTGGAATTCATTTGCTTTTCTGCGAATGATACTACCGGGGCCTCTCCACCGTGTAAACTCAGCAAACTTTTCGCCATCCTTGTTAAATACCGGTATATGTTCCCAGTAACCACCTCTAAGAACGATTGTCATATATGGCCAAGGATGATCATGAAATATAGGATCGTCGCTTTTTACAATTTTGTGTAGTGTAACATTAAAGGGAAACTTAGTTCTATCTTTTAGAAACAAGTAATACCTATGCATATAATCTTCACCCGTTCTTCGGTCCGGGATCAATCTATACCTACCTAGCTTGTCCATAAATTTATGAAATAAACTCATAAATGCTCCTTTAAGTTATCTAAGTATAACATAATATGTAATATTAGAAAAAGAAAAAGGGTGAGAATTCTCACCCTCCGGCTCATCTCTCCCGAGATTAGACTTTTTGCATAGCCAACGCACGATAGCCTGCGGCTACTACAGCACGGCTAGGACGACCCAAACGATACTTGGTATAAGTATCTCCGCGCTTGTTGGTACGCTTGTTTGCGTAAATAGCGAAGCCTTGGAAGCGAAGTGCGCTAACGGCTGCGGTGGGGTTCGGAATGTCAAATCGATAATTGATCTGATTAGCAGTGAGTTCCTCACCACGCTGTAATGCCTCTAATAGGCGTGATTGCTTAGTAGTTGTAACGTTCATATTTTTCCTCTTGAAAATTCGCTGTTGTCAGCGTATTAAGAGTATACAACATACGTGACTGTATACACAAGTTATACGGGTAACTAGTTACCCGTATCACAAAGTTACACTTCCAAATATTGCAATTCGTAGTTGTCAGCTTGGGCTTCATATCCAGCATAACCACGTGGGTTGCAAACAATTCGACAAGTGCCAATCATATAATCAAAGTTGTGATGAGTATGACCATGAGTCCAAAGTTTAATTTGGGGGTGATCCAAAATAAACTCACTAAGATCGCTAGCATATGCACCGTTCATCACATGATCATCCTTGTAGTTGGGATGAATTGAAAGCTTACTAGGCGCCATGTGGCCAACGACTACAAACTTTTGGTCAAACTTTCCTTCGATTACAGTTCGGATATATTGTACACTTCTACGATGTTGAGCAGCCGTATGTGCAGGCCGCAGTTTGGTATAACCCAATTCGTTGTGACGTACCATACGGTAGTCATTCATCATGTCCGCGACCGCATGCAGAGTAATAGGATCACCCTTGTTCATATCGGTCCACAATGTGCAACCAATAAAGGTTACATCATTGATTGTGCGACAGTCGTTTTCCATGAAATATACGTTTGGAAACTTTGCACATTCATTGCGAAGGTCTTGTAGACTACCTGGAAACTTTCCATGATAAAATTCATGGTTGCCTGCTACGTAAACAACGTGTGGAAACTGGAAACTGCAACGCTTCAAAAAGTCACGGAACATTTGTGCAGTCTTTTGCCTACGCCCCAGATCGGCGAGGTTAATGTTACTGTACATACCGTAGTCCATTTCTGGATGATCGTGCAGGTCTTGGGCGATCATAATGTCGCCAGAAAGAATTAGGACATCGGCATTACCCTCATTCTTGAGGTTGATATCACCAAATTCTAAGTGTAGGTCTGAGGCAAGTGCGATTTTCATAATATTTTAATATTAACAGAAATTCTATTTATTGTCAACTAATAAAGTACTGAATGACTTTTTGTTCATGAGCAATTCATAGTTATGGTCACATACCTCTTTGGTTTGTATTAATAGTGTTTCTAGTTCTTGTTGTGATAATTTACATAGTCTTTCGGTCTCGGCCAAGATCATTTGTATTCTTTTTTGGTCATCCATTTCAAGATCATATGATTCATTGATGTATGGATGAAAAGTTTTGTATCCCTTTTCTCTGAAATATTCTAAACTTTTTGGTACTGACATTAATATGAATGGATGCTTGTGTACTATTGTTTTATACGTTTTTTCTGTCAAAAATCTTGTGTTCGTATTTTTGAAAAAAGTTTCGCATACAACACTAAAGTAACAGTCATTGTATGCATATTGTGGATTGGGATCATGCCAATCAGGATTACTACTGAGACTATTTTTATCTACTACTAGTGGGGTGGATTTTTCAATTTTATTTCGTTTTTGGGTCAATATTTCTTCGTAATAAGGAAAATCTTGAAACATTTTTGACCAAGCAGACTTCCAGTTATTGTGTTCGTTCTGTTCTTCAATTAAAGAAACATATCCGTATTTTAACAGGTCGTTAACAATTAACAATGAAACAAACAATGGACGATGCACCCGCCACTGTCTATTCAAACAGATAAATTTTTTACTAGGAGCAGTATTTTTTATAGAAGAAGTTTGGTTATTTTTTTCTTTTTGACTAATTCTTCCTTCAAACTCGCCGGTTAATATTGTTTGTATAGGTTTCTTATTATACTGAGAACTTATCCTAGCAATCTCGGGTTCTATGTCTCTGGCACCTGTCAATAATAGTACGGATGTTTCTGGTAGAGAAAGTCTTTTAATAATTTTTTCGTATATAGGTTCTATGATAGAAACATCAGCTTCACCATAATTAGAAATGATTAAAGTTACTTTGTTATTTCGTATATACTCTAATGTATTTGATAGTAATGCTTGATCGAGATATGCTTCGTTGAATGAATGTATACTTTCAACTTCTACATACCAAAAAAGACCATTGGTAAAAATCCAATGGTCTGTCATTGCTCGATTATAATGTTTGCGTATTTCTATACCATATGAAGTAATATGTGGAAAAGAATTTTTATTTAGAATTGGCATTTCTTGATAGTTGTCTACACTTTTCACGCATCTCTGGTGTAAAATCAGGGCTTATCTCTGCTATAGAACAATTGATGTGTTTTTCAGGAGATGGAAAATATGAGAGGATGATCCTACTAAATAGGTAGCCCAAACATAAACATACAATGATAATAATGACTTCTCTTGTAACCGGTTTCATGAAACATCCTCTACCTTACCACTTGGGTATTTATTGCTAGCATAGCGAACTACCAGGACACTTGCACCTAAAATTAGGATTGATCCACTCATAGCCAAGATTTCATAAATTTTATCGTGTCCTGCAACTAGATCAACAATGTATCTAGTAATGGCTGTGATAGCAATGTATATTAGAAAACGCACAGGCATATGATTGGTCTTGAAGTAGATACCAACCATGGCACCAATTTCTAAATAAATGAACATAAGCAACAAGTCTTGAATACTAGCATGATGTTTACTGAACATCAAAAAAAATTCATAGCCGGCTGCCCATGCCGTAGCTGCGCCAATAGCAAACAATGCGAGTGTGTGGAATACACCTACAAGTATGTTCCCTATCTTATCTAATGTTGTCAATATCATTCTTTCGTATGCTCCTCACAGCGTACTTTAATCCAACCACCGTTTGTGCGTACACCGGGCTTACCGCATTCTTCACATGTAATAGCAGTCATAGCCTCAGCCATACTCACAATGCCTGAAACATATTCGTCACCGCCGCGGTAGTAAAAACGGAGTGTCCCGAATTTCTCTTTAACTTGTTCTACAACGACTTGGGTACATGCATCAGGCACCTTACGCTCACCATCTACCAATGCCACCTCTACTTTCCCCTTCACCCACTTGTCGTTTTCGGGAGTTGATTGTACTCCTCTAGAAAGGTATTTAGTCAATGAAGATAGATCACCCTTTAGAGCCTTTTTAAGTGCTCGGTTGTATTTTAGTGTCACTGCTTTTTGCTTGCGTTTCCAATCAATGTGGGATTGGATTAAACTACATGTGTTGTGAACAATGTCGAACCAACCATCACCAATTTCAAATCCCCAACACATACAAGTTTGTGTAGGATCTGAGTATCTTTCTTTAAACATTTTTGGAAACTTTTCAACTAGATATGCATCTTTTTCTGGAGTCATTTTATACTTCCTTTAACCATTCAATACGAAAATCGTCCGGGTCATCAACCAACATGTGTGGTTTTACTTCAGTCCAAACACCGTCAATACGAATTTCTATTTTAGTATTATACAGCATTTCCTGATCAACCTTATGATTTATTTCATCCAATACGCCCATTCTTCGCATTGCTTCCATACGGTTCCATTTTTGGAACTCTTTGCTCTCTGCCATCTTGACAAAGGCTTCCCGTTTGTTGTCGTGCTGGCTTCGGCTTGCTTCCGAGTAACCATGCGCCCCGCTGGGTCGGTGTGTGCAATGTACGGCGCTTGAAGTCTTGTTGCGCTTCTGCCCACCAGCCCCCGTTCCCTTTGTATAACTCCATTCGCAATCCTTTGCGGTTACACTGAATAATAGTTCTTTTTTCTTTTCCATTTTCAGTTCATGTATTATAGTTTAAGCATGGCCCAAATAGCAGTTTTTTCTAGATCACTTTTGAATTCAGGATATACCTGTTCCAATTGTGATGGTTTAATTTCTTGATAACCTTTATTAAGCTTTTTGCCAAAAAGGTTATTAGCCTCCCACCAAGAAGCCTTGATAACTTTGGTTTGTAATTTGGAACCGCGCCTACCCCAAAAGGTGACGCAGCTATCGCCATCGAGTCGAATTATTCCCCAAACTTTATCATGGATACCTTCTTTGCACCATCCTATATGGTCAATTTTCATACGTTAAACCCCGCATTACGCAGTTCACTCAAGTACTCAAGCCGCTTCTTTGGATTGCATGACAGCTTAATAACCTTTCCGTTGGAAAGTTCATCACTTAGGTCCTTGGCTTCTTTCAATCCGAGACCAGTTACGACACGGATAGCCTTAATCATGCCTACCCGATTCGCACCGGGCTGATGGCTACTGATACTGATGATGTTGTTATACTCACCGGTGAGCATAGCAAAGAAAATCTCACCCTTAACATCAGGGTCAAGGGTGCTTGCGATGGTATCCCAAAGCTTCATGCCTTCGTCGGTCCCGTAGGCCTCCGTGATACTACGCATGAAATTAATGCCGCTCTGGATAACATCTTGCTTGAAATCAGCGGGAATCATCTTTGCGTTCCTTAATGTCCTTCTTTTGAGCTTGGCGCTCAGATTTCCAAAAAACTCGCTTCCATTCCTTAAGGTGCTTCCACCATTGCGGACTGGGCGTTAATTGCCCCTTGCGCTTGTGAGCCATTATTTTGCTCCGACTACGTGCTTACAAGTATGACGAAAAGTAAAACCAGGACACGTGCAAGTATACTTGCCGTTCGCAGTCTTGGTCAGCAGATACACCTTACCATTGCTGCCTGGAACCTCAATTGCGTTACTAGGCTTGATTTCGGCTTGCTTTTTGCCGAAGTATACTTCATCACTCTCGACCTTGCGATCCTTAAGTTCAATAAACTTACGACCACGAAGGTCGATCCCGATAGGCTTCTTAAACTTGAAAAGAGCCTTAGTACCTGCCTTGATGTACCCGACCATCCTAGTCTTGTCATCATTGAGGTAGTAAATGTGGTTAGGGACATTGTGATCTCCCCAATCAGTAACCTCTTGCAGATATTTCATACTCACCTTTCACAGAATATGAGTATTATATAACCAAAATTATTTATTGTCAAGTGACAACGTTTACGGTTACAATAGATTGTTTCAGTACATCCTGTCCAAATACAGTAGCATCACCATGTGGTCCTTCTAGGGACAACAAGTTGATAGAATTGATATTATCAATTAGGTTCTTCATGACTCGGCGTGCAGTAGTCTCATCGTCGCCGTCAACAACGATTCGACCCTCAAAGGTGCCCAATGAATTAATAACTTTAACGTTTAAATGTGCCATATAAAATCTCCTTTAATGATTATTATATAGCACATTTGTGCTTATATCAAATATTTAGGCAACAGCCTCAGCCGTCAATTCAGGTTCGAGCGGTACGAAACCACGATCATCATATTGGTGACAAACATACCAACGACCATCACGGCGAAGAATATATTCATATTCTTCATATTGGTGTTCACGCACGTACTCATCAAAATTCTTGAAGTACCTGGCTTCAATACCAGTTTCACCTCGGTCACGACCATAGAAGGTACACTGGTTCTTGTGTGCATCTTTCCACACTTGCCACTCAGTAGACTTATAAGGGTGTGGATTTTCAAACTGATGTTTGGCTCCGATATCGGGTGAGAGACTAGACAAGTCGCCGAGGTCAATCAATTCACGGAGCTTGAAAGGATCACGATAGTGATCAAATAAAAGTTGTCCGTTGTGTTCCAAGTAACCGTCCCAATGACAATATACCTGACCAACAGATCCGTCAGCGAATTCAAGGGCAATGGTAGAACGGGTAGCCATTTATAACTCCTTAAGCAATTACAACAACACGGGGAAAATCGACACGATCCATGAAGTGGTTGCCCTGCAGTGGGGCCACGAAAGTATCGGTCTTAAACTTACGATCCTCTGAACCATCAAAAACTCGCTTGATGAAGGTAGCACGGAACGTGCCATCCATCTTGCTGATGCTTATGACCTTGCCGATCATGTAGCAATTGTCGATACCAACAAAATCAAAAGACTTGACAATATCACCGACTTGCATTTTTGCTCCGTTTTTCGACTGTATGAGTATATTATACATCCAAACGGATTTATTGTCAACCTTATTGTTTTAGCAAAAAGGCTGTGAACTCTAAACTAGGTTGGAATTTCACTACAGCCATGGGCTTTACTGTATAAGTAGTGCCGGAGAAATTCTGTTTGGTTAATCTAGTTATTCTAAGACTTCCTGATTTATACAATCCGTCGATCCTACCTATAAAAATAATATTGTCTCTGTCAACTGAAACAACACAATCCCCTACTGATAGGGGATGCCCCACTTTATCGTGAATGCTCATTTTCTAGTCTAGCCTTGATTTCCAGATAGAACATTTGGTACTTTGCCATCCTAGCGAGATCCTTTTCAGTCACGCCCTTAAGACGGCGAATGTCGGTATTGTGACGAAGGTCTGCCATTTTGACCTTCATTGCATCAACGTTAGCAAAAACACCTTGCTTGTATTCATCATAGGTCTGACCAGGCTGCTTGGTCAATGCACGAATACCATCAATTACCCGTTCGCTCATCCCTGCTTCACGTAGTTCCTTGTAAGTAACAGGGGTATCTTCAACAACATCGTGACCTAAAGCCATACACATCAATTCCTCATCGTCGGTCTTGAGGTAGTGCATGACCTTGAGCGGATGAAGGATATAGGGGTTACCACCCTTATCAAACTGACCATGATGAGCCTTGGTAGCGATCATCAGCATCTTGTCTAACATTTCGCCTTTTCTCATCTTTTTACTCCTTCTATCTACTGTAATTACATTATATAGCCAATTGGATTTATTGTCAACCAACAAAAAGCCCCTTTCGGGGCTTTTTCAGAATGCATCATAGTTGAAGAACTTACGTTCTGGTACCTTAGTCAAGATTACACGTGTTCCGTTATCTTCAAAGATGAACTTCCCATCTTTAGCATTGAACGTAACCAGTGCGTCATGGTTGAACTTGATATTCTTCCACGGTGCTTCCTCATCATTGGGATCGGGATCAAATCCGACTTCAACACCATCGGGATGTAGAGGATTGCCATCGAATACTTCAGTACGATCACCTTTATCAATAACCTTGCCATTGTAAATAATGGTGACATCGTAACGAGTTCCATTATCAAACTCAGGCTTAGCATTCAACATACGAAGTGCTTCAGCTGGGCTTTCGTTATAACGATTCATTTCCTCTACCAATGCCTTTAGCATGTCAAAATTGAATTCGGCAAACAATCCTGCAATTTGACAAATCTTTTCGATATGCTGCTTTGCATTCAAGTTGTCATTGCAATATTCAATAATGAAATTAACATCAAGGCCTTTGAAGTCAATCATATAGAAAATACGGCCTGGACGATTACGCATGTGATAATCAACACGCCACTTATCATTGCAAGTGAACATGAACAACTTACGGCTAGGAAATACACCATCCAATAGAGTTAGAATGTTTTCCTGATCATCGCGGTCGTAGACCTTTTCAAATTCGTCAAACAACACTGCACAAGGTTGCTCAATATTTTGCAACAGTGTATTGAATGCATCACCTTGCCATGGACTATTGATAACAATAGTAGGGATACCTTGCTTAGCCAATTCGATACTGACGTTCTTGACAAGCAATGTCTTGCCACTACCCTTTTCACCAGTCATCATGACACCAGTTTGATTGGGCCGATCCAAGAAAGTTCTGATAATACGATCAGTGTGTTTGGTCGCATTGCCGTAGATTTTCTTTGGTGAGGTAAAATCACCAATGTGTTCTAGGAACAGATTACCATACATATCCTTTTGGATCGTATAGTTGCCGGCTGGAAGCTGCTCATGAAGATTCATGGCTTCTTTAGTGGCAACCTTGTAAGTATTACCGTTCTTAATAAAATAGCTCATTTAACACCTTAAATCATTGTTGCGTTGAGAATGATATTATATGCTAACTACAATATGTTGTATATGCAGAATGGGCATTACGCCCATTCTTTTTTTAATGCCTACTGTTTTCACGAACCTCTTGGAAACTGATTTCCTTAACAAGCTTACCGTTCAGATAAACAGTTTCAAGAATTTCGACAAATGGTCCAATTGCTCTGTCATACCATCCTTTGGGAGCAGTAACGCTACTAATCAGTTCACCACCACTACGCCAAAGAGATACACGACCGGGCTTGCTAATCTTGCCCTTGTCAGTAACAGGGTCCTTCATAACGTCTACCCATTCACCATTGATGCAAACACTACTGCACTTCATAGCAAACTTTTGCGTATCACGGTCTAGTTGTTGTAGCAATGCACCACCCATGCCAAAAGCAATGTTATCAGCAGACCAACCCATAGTCATTAAACATGCCAAGATGCTACGAACCATGAGTTCGTTAATACCATCACCCTGAATAATACGAACATGATTCAAGACCTTGAAGCCCTTGCTGTTTACAGTGTAACCAAACTTTTCTCCTAGGATCTCAATCAACCTACGATTAACATCCACAGGATCACCAGAGTCTGGACGGATAACAACAGTGGCACCACTAGCAATAACTTTCTCACGAAGGGCCTCACCCCAAAGAGCGCCCGCGGCGTTGAAGATATCATAACTATCAGACACCACTGCAAGAATACTACCAGGCTTAGCAAAATTGTCAACCATGTTTGCATATGCATCTACCTCTCTATCACGGCCCCAGCTGGTGATTGTACTGTGTTCTGCGGCTGGGATTGAAAATCCAGCCACACCAGCATTGTAATACTGACGAGCGTAAAGCACAGCAGAAATAGTGTCAGTACCACTAAAATTAACAAGATGAGCCGCACCACCAATACCGGCAGACTCAAGACTACTAACGCCACGAGCACCGAAATCGTGAAGTTTAAAATCGATGAGAGTAGGGTCACCTGTCTTCTCCAAATATTCTAGAATCAATTTGCGGATGTGCCAACTCTGGGTTGCTACGGTAGTAGGATACCAAATGGCACGAAGCAATGCAGTTTCCAACCAAGTAGTCAACCAGAAGCATTCTGGGTCTGTGTTCTCGATTGTTGCAAGGACATTTTTGACAGAAACAACTGTTCCTTCGGGAACTGCACGAATGACAACTGGGAGGTATCCACTGTGCTTGTCAAGAATGTACTGCCATCCTGCTCGGTTGAAAGGCTCACCGTGTGCGGTAAGGATTTCATCAGCGATGTCAATGTCTGATTGGGTGATAGGGTCGAGAAGATATTCTTTGATGAACGCTTGTAGTCCGAAGAATACTGTTCGATCATATCGACCGCCCCGGCTCTCGATATACGAGTATACACCTGTGGTTCCTGCTGGGTATTGTTTGAACATGCTAACCTTGTAGCTGTCCGTATTTAAAATAATGTTCTTTGCTAACTTCATGATAAACTCCTTATCAATTAAATTGCCTAATGTCTATCATTAGGACTTGATACCAGTTTAACACAACACCATTATTGTGTCAAACTGAATTCGACCAAAGTAGCACTGCCACTTTGAGCCGAAACCTCTTTGGCAAAGCTTTCTAACATTGCCATAATTCTTTCCTTGTTGCCACCTGCTAAGCCCATACCAATGTAGGGAAATCCAAAACGTTTTGTGCCGTATAAATGTGAAAGTTTTTGCAGAATTAGTTGAAATGCTGCATACTCAAACACATCTTGACCTGTACTCATATTGTATTGGGTATAGGCGTTGATTACATGAAAATTAACGGATCCATTTTTTCTGATGACGTTCTCTGTTGTCCAGTTTCCTAGTTTGTAATAGTCGCCGCAACTAGTTACAGTATCTACTGCGGCAACTTCAGGATATCGTTCACGAATCTCTCTGGCTATACCACCACCCATTGTGCAAAAACAGTTGCAGCCGTGAACTACAACGTCAAACTCACCTGCTTCTGCGAGGTCAAGTAGGTTACCTTTACTGTGCTTTAACATAGCGTCTAATCTCATCCACAGCTTCAACACACAAATCTTGCCAATATGCAACATCATCTACGTCAGGACCAAACAAGGCACCATAACTAAGATCCACATCCTTGTCAAGGATTACTTCTTTTGATTCAGTATTTGTCACTGACAAATGACCAACACGTTCACTAAGGCGTTCTACTTTACAGTCAAATTCTTTATCCAATTTTGCTTCCCAAATGTTTTCCATATTATGCTCCTAAAAAGTGTTGAATGATTTCATAGTGATCTTCAAAGCATTCCTCACTACGAACTTCTGCGATAGGCACCCAACGTGCTTTTTCAGCATCATCAGCACCCTTAATCTTAGGCAGTTCACCTTCTGCTCCAAGAACAATAAATGTAGCTTGTGTGATTGTGCGACCTCTTGCACTACGATTGACCGCATCAAACACCTTACTACGTACAATACTGCCACGCAGCACGGGTGCAGGCACTTTAATACCTGTTTCTTCACGCAGTTCTCGGATACATGCATCAATCAAACTCTTGTCAGTATCTGCATTCAAGAATCCACCAGGTAGTGCCCATAAACCTTTACCAGGTTCGCTCCTACGCTTGATCATCAATACGTGACCTGATTGTAATACAACAGCATCAGTTGTAACGAACACGGGTGGGTAAGGCAAACTAGCATATTGCTTTTTGTAGTTGGCAATAAATTCACGTTCGCGGATGATTTGCTCATACTCAGGAGTGTTTTTAAACTTTTCTAGAAAATCGAAGGTAGTTTGTGGTACAACTGCCTTGATAAAATTCATGCTAACATCACGCTTGAAATAAAGGTCACGAATATCAGTAGCGTCAAGCGGTTCAATTTTTTCTACGTTTTCAAATTTCCATTGAGGGAACATGTCAAGATAGAAGCTAGATTCATCTTTCTTATGACCAATGATTCCGATACCTGCACCACCAAGTACACGGTATTTACTTACGATTCCTTGCACACGGACAGCCCATGCATGGTCATTGTAGATAGTATCTATATTGGGTTCTACATAAACACGCATTGACAATCCGGCTGTAGCAGCCTTAATCATATTGGCACGTTCATCAAACGTGAATGGATTTTTGTATGTGCGAGGTTGTTTTGCAGAGCCTGCGATAATTACCAATTGATCAGTCAATGCAGTGCAACGCTTGATAATCTCAAGGTGAGCATTGTGCAAGGGTTGAAATCGACCAATGAGGACAAGTGTATCATACTTCTTTGACATTCTAAACTCCTTAGAATAATTGTCTATGAACCGTCTATCAGTTCATATCTTTATTTATACTTAGTATAGCATAAACATAATTTTAGTGTAAGAAAAAAGGGCACCGAAGTGCCCTTTTTTAGCCCCGCCAACCAGTTGGATTAGGCCATGCACCAGTAGACTTAGCCTTTTCAACATACTTGTAACGTTGAGGAATTCCATCTCCAGAGTGCATTTCACCCTTTTCGAAACCCTGCTCGTACTTGTTTTGATCAGTGTACACGTAGCTATCTAGAGGGTTATAATCGTAACCCATGTAACCGTCAGTATAACCCTTGTAGAAAGCAGTGCTACCAGTCTTAGGTTCTAGTGTGCTAGCGTTAGTCTGAACAGGCTTGTTGAATTCTACAGAATCAACAGGCTTCGCATCAACTTCACCGATGACCTCATAACGGCAAGTACGACCTTTGGCATTGTTGTAGTCACTGGGGATACTCACAACATCAGCAGGATTGACCTTGACAATAACAACACGGTCACCACTAAAACTAGACAGATAACTATGGCTGCAAAAGTGAAGGCCAGTGCTACAGGTATTATCACGATTGTCATCAACCATGTTGCGTTCCATTTCAACTACACGACCAACACTGTTGTCCATAGTACCACTGTGAACATCCTTGTAGTCATCACGGACTTTCTTGTATGCAAGGAAGCATCCATCAGGAGTAATAGGCAGACTGTTCTTTTCCAAGAAGCCATAGAGTTCATCTACTGCCCGCTTACTAGGATTTTGCATTAGGTTGTGCATAAAATTGATCATTGGATCAATGTCAAAGCCATCTTCCAACATTTTTACGATCCGAGTAGCCAACGCACTATGAAATACTTGACCACGCCAAAACATTTCACCATCGACAACTGCAACATTACCTTTGCTAAAGGTTGTGATTGCCTTAGCAGGATTGATAAGTTCTTTGACAGTATCCCAAAGTCCTGCCTTGATAGCATCAACAACTTTAGAATAAGTGATATGAGTTTTGTTGATGGTATGCGGAGCACCATCAATGACGATTACAACATTGTCACCTTGAAGAATATACGGATAGCTCATTTTAGTTTCCTTTGGTTTGATCGATAACGTTAATATACTCGGCTACTGCTGCCTTGTCAACATAGTAGGACAAGCTCTTGAGAAGAGGATACCTCTTATACATTTTGTCAACCTCTGCTTTGTATTTTGCAGTCAAAGCAGTATGATCGACAGAGTTGTTGGTGGGAATTCCATAAGCCCTAAATAGTTGTTCAAGATTATGGCGTTTGTTAGCATCGTAGTCACCTACACCCTTAAACTCATTGTAAAGCTTAGAGTACGGGCTGTCTTGATTAATCTTGTCGCTATTGTACTTGAACAGTGCATTGAAGTCAATAGATTGTTTGACCAAACCCATGACATTACCCAAATCTACCGTCTTAAGTTTTTCACGAACGAATCCAGAAAGTTCTACCCAATTCTTTTGAGTCTTGATAGATTCAATGTCAGCCTTACGCACACCATAAATATCATCAGAAAAAATACCAGCTTGACGAATGCACCGATAAAAATTCTTGATATCACTCATGGGCAGACCAACCGCATCCCAAGCCTTCAGTTCGATGTAGTAGTAAGTTTTATTGCTATCCATGTCTCCTGCAGTACCAGCATTAGTCCAAGACAGTGTGTTAGTATGCCGAGACCGTTGCTTTTCTTCCAATCGCAGAATGCTTGCACGACCCCAGTTATTTCCGCTAGCACGATCCTTTTCAAGAAGTTGGCTGGCGTATTGCACACGGGGAGGATTATGCAGGTCCTTTAAGAATTGAGTGAACCTGCAAGTGCGGGTCTTATCAGCCCTTTCCAAAACAATCACACATTCATCAGAATTGGTTTGCTTGTTTTGACGCCAATGAAACTTAGCACGTTCCAGCGCACCACGCTTAGTGTCAGTAACAACAAGGTGTACATTCTTGCTAGGATAGATTTTCCAATTCAACACATAGGTCTTGGTAACATCATCCATTGTGCTTTCAGGCTTCAAGTTTTGGCACTTGTCAGAATGGCGTTGCTTAGTAAAGCCACGAATAGCAATATTATACTTCTTCGCCAAATCTTCAACCTTGAAGTTGAAGGGCTTCAGGAAGTTATAGTGGTTACCAGTAACAAGAGCTAACGGGAAATTAGTGTCTGCAACGTACTTGGTTACAGCGTTAGACCAAAGAGTCTCACGTTTGCGAGTTTCGAGATAGTCAGCACGGTCCCAAAGATTGGTAATCTTGTCAGCTTCCATAGCAATGAATCGAGCCAGCTGCTGATTCAACTGCTCAAGCCTACGCTTAATAGCATCCACTGTACTAGGAATGTAGCTAAGACCTTCACGGCTAGCTTGAAAGTCTAGTTCACCGATATCAAATTCCATCAGCAAACCACAATCGAGCATATGGCGCAGTTCACCTAGATTGGTGTCAGCATTGGGCACTTCAATCGGATACGAAATATTGCCCATGATAGCAATGCTACGGCTGTTTTCTACAGTATGAACGCCATAGATAATATTCTTGTCCTTATACTGAATTTCAGGGAATTCGAAGGACTTGCAACCATGAATAACAGGGCGCAGTTTGAAATACTTGTAAACGTTTTTCGCTTCACTAACAAATTTTTCAAAGTCCCAGCGATCATTCACACTGAATTTCACCTCGACGCCATTGGGTTCAGTGGAGTCAGATTCTGTCATCAATGCAATGCTAGGCACACCGTGTTCGTTGATAAACGCAGTGTAGATACCCTTGCGACCATCTTTGATAGCCGTTACGGTGAAATTATCCGTATAGCTAAATGGAGACTTAGAACCAAGACCAAGGGCGCCAATGAAATCATTAGAATCAGTCTTGGTAGATTCGAAATAGGTGGTGTAGATGTTGGTAACTTGATCATGGCTTAGACCTGTACCATAGTCACGAATACTGAACCAAGGTTCAAGTGTATTCGGAAGATGAACATCAAAAGGAAGATCGGGTTTACCTGCAGCAACGTGACTATCTACTGCATTACAGGACAGTTCCCGAACGATAGCGCGGATCTTGTTAGCATAGAGACCGCTGGATAGGATGTTGAATGCCTTCGCACTATTACGAATGCGGAACTCACCGATCTGACCTACGTTGGAAAGAACGGCTTGATTTTGGGGACTGTTATTGATAATCATAGAGTTTCAAGTACGGGTTGGAGATCAGAAAAATTTTTGAACACCTGCGAACCATGCCGATTGGTACGCAGGATCAGAAAATTGCGGTTGTAAATTTCTACAGTAGCATCAAGTGTTCGGGCACGACCAAAGGTGATACTCAGATACTTGCGACCACTTTTGTTGACATGACTGCCTGTGAGAATGCCATATGGTGCAGTAAAATTGCGACCCTTGGCCCACGTTTCAATCGAATCGAGAATAGCCTGACTATTCATAATTTTACCACTGATGATAGATAACCATGTGATCGACGCCAGGCACATCGCCAAGCGGACGATAAACTTGCATTTCACCGTCCCACTGATCCGGATCGAACAACTTGTCCTCAGGACCAACAGTAACGAAACGCACTTCCTTACCAGTGTGATGGCTCTTGACAAAGAGAGTACGGGGCATACCAAAGTACTCGGAAGCCAATTTAAGAACCTTACGGGTCTTGTCGTACTCGCACAATTGGAGAGACACAGTAGGGATCTGAGACATTTCTTACTCCGTTTTTTGACTATGATGATAGTATATCAGAATCGGGAATTATTGTCAACCCCAATCTTTGTGATTGCCTGATTCTTCATTGTCACGATAACCTGCGGTGTAAGCAGTGATTTCCTCGGCCGTCATAGCATCCAGCGGAATGCGAGGACTGGTCATTGTAGCGCCTGCATAAAAGTGAGGGTTGAAGGGACGACCATAGTAAGAATCGGCCGCACCCCTGTCGTAGGGACCACCGTGTCGTTCATCGTACAGTTTGGACATATCTTTCTCCATTCAATAAACATATTATATATCCAAACCGATTTATTGTCAACCTCAGATTTCCTTGTTTTTCATATGCAACCAAATTTTGTTATTTAGTTCATCATATTCGAACGGCACACCATTTACGGTGTGCGGTTCTTGTTCATCGTATGTCCAGCCCAGAGCCTTCATCATGCGGTGCTTGACCAACAGATTAGGGCTACGAAAGACTTCAGGATCACGGAATCCCATCATGACGCCGACTTCGCAGACAGCGCCACTACGGCATACACCTGCATGGCAATGAACAATCACATTCATATGGTTGTCCAATGCATGTTGCAACAGGCGAACCAGTTCGTTAGCTTGTTCTTGGCTGCAACGCATAGCCTCATCTAGGACAAAGTCATCCTTTTCTACATCTAGGAACTGGAACTGATGAACTTCCTTGAAGCTAAACTTCGGAGTAGGAAAATCCCCAGGAGGATCGCAGATTTGGATCAGCATGGAATTGGGTCCCGGATCGAAGTGGAAACCCTTACGTGCATCAGCCAAAGAAATGTTTTGAATCCAGTTGTTCATATTATTACCTCAAGCACAGATTATATACTATTCGGTAATTTCTGTCAAATATTAACGATTTTGGATTACCTTATCTGCTAGCCCATAATCTACAGCCTCTTGTGCAGACATAAAGAAGTCACGCTCCATGTCTTGTTGCAATTGCATGTAATTACGACCTTTAGAATTATGCTTAACATAGATATCAGTCAATGACTTTTTAAGTGCAAGAATTTCTCTCACTTGGATTTCCATGTCAGTTGCTTGACCTCTTGCACCGCCGCTTGGTTGGTGAATCATATGACGGGCATGTGGTAGAATCATGCGTTTACCGGGTGCACCTGACTGTGCAAGTAGACTACCCATACTACAAGCCTGTCCCATGACAATCGTTTGTACATCAGGCTTAATAAACTGCATCGTATCATAGATAGCCATACCAGCAGTAACACTGCCACCAGGACTGTTGATATATAGGCTGATATCTTTGTCGGGGTTTTCGCTTTCTAGAAACAACAACTGTGCGACGATTAGATTGGCCATCTGGTCGTGTACTTCACCTTCAAGTAAAATTACACGGTCACGCAACAATCGGCTATAAATGTCATAGCTGCGTTCGCCACGACTTGTTTGTTCCAAAACGATAGGTACCAAACTCATAAAATTCCTTTGTCAAATAAAGACAATTATACAGGAATTTTTCTGACTGTCAACAGTTATTTGCGTTTCTTACGCCCAACGTCACCCACTGAAGTGGGCTCTTTTGCTAGTACAGAACTGCCACCTTTGGCTATTTTTTCTGCTCCTGCAGTAAAATCTTTTTCAGTTTGGTCAGTACCAGCTGTACCTATCCCCAATTCATTTGGTTGTTCTAGACTAGTTTTCGGGTCTGTGTTGGATAGCTTGAAACTGAACCCACCTTTAGTAGGATCAGTTGCACCTGATTTAGATTCTAATGTGATTTTACCTTCCAACTTGGCAGGCCATTGTGTGGCGAAACTCATAGTACGTGACTTGGCATCATAGTCCGCATACTGTTGTATGAAATTCATATCTAAGATTGCAAGAATAACGTCTTGGAAATCCGGTAATGCATTACCTTCATTTACCGCTTGCATAACTGCAAGCTTTACTGCATGTGTTAATTTACCACCATCACTACTAGGTTTTTTGAAATCAATATCAGACCACAAACTTTGATATTCTGGTAACGCTAAATTTTTTCTTTGTTTGAATGCTGCCATACTGTCATTAACACGATTAATGATATCAGCTTTCCATGGTAAAAATTCATTAAATTTTTCAGGTATGGCATCAGGAACATATTGATATAACAAATTCATAGCTTGGAATACTTGGCTAATAGTTCTTGGTTCTGGTAGATTATATTTGGGATTTTTTCCACTGTCACACAAATCTATGAATGCCACACTAGCTTCATAATCGGGATTATCTCTAATCTCCTGAGGAATCTTCAATCCACCAACACTAGGAGGTGCTCCGCCGCCTTTACCCTTGCTAGAAATATTTACAGTGTGTTGAGTTTTTTCGTTTTTAATACTTGCAAAACTATCTGCAATATTTGTATTTGATTTGCTAGGAAAATTAATCGTTAATGAGCTTACTTCACCTCCTAACCACTTTTCAAAACCTTGTCTGCGTGGAAATCTTGAAGTACCTTGAACAAGTGCTAACACACCTAGATATTCGCCTGCATAGTCTACGATACTTGCACGTATCTTTGTAGATACTTCTTTAGGTATAGTAGGATTATTACCTTGCATGATAGTTTCTGCCATCTGTATTACTATTTGTCCGTAATCAGTAGATTGCAGAACTGAATTATTAATGATAGCATCACCCAATTCAGTAGCAGGTATGTCTTGGTCTGTGATACCTATTTGACTAGGTTTTAATAATGCAGCTTCCTTACCTGTTTCTTCGCCTTCTTCACCCGTGCTAGCTTGGCCACCTAAATCTTTGGTTTTCAATAACTGACTAAGTGGTAATTCTTTCTTTTCTCCACCATCAGTTGTGACTGCCATTTTAAGTGTTCCGGTAAACTTGTTATCGTCATACATAGCTTGGAATCTATCAGCTTCAGACGGATCAGCAATAACGGGTTCTTTGTCTACAGTGTAGAAAGGAACTTCATTCCTAATCATTGTGATAAATTTATCAAAACGTTCAGGGTATTTTTTAATTGTACCGGCACTAAGTGTGCGGTCTTCTGCAAGGTAAGCAATTTTATCTAATAAATCACGCATAATCTATTATTTATGCTTTTTAGCACTTAAATAAATTTTGGTGTTTGAACCATTTGCGTATACTATGCGCTCTACGCAACGGGATCCCGTGTTTTGCTAGTCTGTCACGAAATATAAAAAAGCTAGGTCCATGACTCATTAGCGGTTTCTTACCTTCTTTTTGACGCTTGAAGCTAATAACGTCCCATTGATATTGGTGACACATTTCATGTGCTAAGGTCATTATTAACCATTGTTTACAATACCATTTATTATTAAGTGTTATTACGCAATTACTGCGCTTATTATTTGTTGGCACGAAATGTTTTGCAGCACACATTCCCCAGTAATCTTGTGACCGTTGAAGAACACGAAATTCCGGTAAGGGTAACCTATTATTGAATATCTCTTTGTTCAATAGTTTAAAAAGCCCGACAATTTCACGATGTGAGGTTCTGTACGCCTGCCTTTTTTGGTATGTAAGGCCGGGCATATCCTCATACATCATTTGTTGTAGAGTGTTCTTGGACATAATGTATTTATGCTATCATTTTTACCAAAAATCTCAAAATTATTAGGAAAAATTGAGCTTTGGGGTATAACCCGTTAAATACATTGTTAACTATATTTAGGAGAACATAATGGAATTAGTTATTATCATTGCCGTAATTGCAGCAGCAGTATGGTATTTCTTTTTTAGAGACAAAGAACTGGTAAAAGAGGCAAAGTCTGAGGCTCCCTACAAAGTTGAGGTTGAGACCAAACCCGAGCCTGTCGCTACACAAGCAGAAGCAAAACCTGTTACTGAACCCGTTGTCGTAGAGGAAGCACCGAAAGCAGAACCAGCTGTTGTTAAACCAGCAAAAACTAAACGTGCTGCAAAACCTAAGGCAGAAAAAACAACTGCTAAGGCCCCTGCAAAACCTAGAACGAAAAAACCATCAATGACCGTTGCTAAGTAAATTTGATGAAGATCGGATTTGATTTAATAAGTGATTTAAACCTCTCGCCTGACGATAATTTTAATTGGGAAAATAAAGCTACCAGTTTATATTGCCTAGTGGCTGGGAACATAAGTTCAGATTTAAGAACTATACTATTGACGTTAAATCATTTATCAAGGTTTTATCAGGGTGTTTTCTATACCCCAGGTTCATTAGAATTTGAGGGTGTAGAAAACTATAACAAACGGATGAATGATATCACCGGTATTTGCAAGAAAATACGTAACGTGGCATTATTACACCATCACGTTGTTATTATAGATGGCATTGCAATCTTGGGCTGTACAGGATGGTATGGTGATGAAGATAACTATAATTTTGAAGAAGTACACGGTGTAAACAGGTTCGAGGACTTAGTGTACTTGAAAAATTCAATAGACAAGTTGCAAAAACACTTGGATGTTAAAAGAATTTTAGTTTTAACAAACAGTGTTCCTAACAAGAATTTATATTTCGGAGAGTCTCCTGAAAGCATAGAAAATCTTCCAGAACTTTCATTAGTATTAGATTCTGATTTAGAATCAAAAATTTCTAATTGGGCGTATGGATCGTATAAAAAAATAGTTGATACCAATGTAGACGGTATCAACTATGTTTGCAACCCCTATACGTATTATAAAAAGAACACGTATTGGGCTAAAAGAATTGATGTAGAAGTTTAAGCTTCTGCTTCCACTTTAATTTGCAAGGGATATCCTTGAGCCCTTGCATCCAAAGTAACTTCAATGCCCTTTTGTTCAGCGATTTCATATGGGAGGATTGCTACTACAGCACTTCCTTCATCATGAATGTTTTTTGTTATTGTAGTAGCAGTATCCACATTATAATTGAAATAATCAACCAATGACTGAACCACAAATTCCATCGATGTAACATCATCATTAATGTAAATGATTTTAAACAACGGAGGTTCTTGAAGACCAATATTAGGCTTGATTTTAACTTTGGTTTCTGTTTTTGACATGTTTTGTTCTCTTTAAAAAAGTGTGCGACGAATGCCGCACACTTGTCACTACTATAATATTATTTAGTGTAGGTAATTGCAATCTTCTTGGGTTTTTGTTCTTCAGGAACTTGTCGTTCTAGTTGAACAGTTAAAATCCCATCTTTGATTTCCGCTCCAGTTACTTCTACATGATCTGCTAAAGTCCAAGAACGTAGAAAATTGCGGGCACTAATGCCACGATGTAGATACTCAATATTTTCATTAAGTTCTACTGATTTCTCTCCCTTTACTGTCAGTTGATTTTTTTCAACGGTTACATCAATGTCACCGTCTTTAAAACCAGCAACGGCTAATTCAATAGCGAATTTGTCATCACTAAATTTTACGACATTATAAGGGGGATAGTTTGTTCCTGCTTGTGCATTTGTATGACGCAATAGTTCATCGAACATGTTGTCAAAACCAACTGCAAATTTGTGAATAGACGGAATGTCTAAGGAACGTAGAGATAGGTTTGTCATTTCAATTCTCCTTTCATTAAGCAAGAATGACATGTAGACCCGACCATCGGCATCTACAACATTATTTATTATACGTGATTACGCAAAAAAATAAAGTATTTAGGTTAAAACAATTTCTTGGGAAGTTCTTGATTTGATAGCCATTTTTTCCAACGTCGGATGGCTTGAGCCTTAGCCAATTTTCTTTTAATGGTAGGTTTAGTGTAGAATTGTCTTTCGTGCAATTCCATTAATAGACCGTCCTCACTAATTTTCTTTTTAAACTTGCGTAGGGCTTTGTCTACATTACCATCTTGAACAATAACTTTTCTACCTTTTATAGTCATAATAGAGATTTGGGTTTTAGAACTAAATCTTGACTTATATTTATCTTGCTTACGCCATTTTTCTCATATTTCTTGAGGTTATACATATGAGGCATCAAGACTTTCTCAATTTCAGTGTGTAGACCACGTGCTCCAGTCTTCAAAGTTAGACAATTATTGACTATTTGTTCCAGTGACGGTTTGTCAAAATTTAATTCTACATTATCTACAGAGAACAAATACTGATATTGTTGGATATAGTTGTTTTTAATGTCGGTCAGAACCTGAAACAACTCATCTTTATTCAAGTCTTTAAGTGTAACTGATGTAGTAAATCTTCCGATAAATTCTGGAATCATACCGAATTTAGTCAAATCATCAGGAGATACTTCCGAAAGATCAACTTCTTCATGTTTGGATTTCACTTCTGCACTGAACCCCATCGTAGTGCCCTTAACCCTAGATTTGATAATTTCTTTGAGTCCTACAAAGGCTCCACCACTGATGAACAGAATGTTTTTTGTGTTCACTTCTAGCATATCACCACCGGGGTGCTTTCGTCCGCCTCCTGCGGGAATTCTACACACGGTTCCCTCCACTAACTTAAGTAGAGCCTGTTGAACACCCTCGCCACTTACATCCCTCGTAATGCTAGTGCTTTCACCCTTACGTGCAATTTTATCTATTTCATCAATAAAAACAATTCCTCTCTCTGCTAACTTGACATCGCCGCCTGCTGCATTTACAAGCATACTAATCATACTTTCTACATCGTCCCCTACATATCCAGCTTCGGTTAATGATGTAGCATCTGCAACTACAAAAGGAACATTTAAATATTTGGCTACTGTTTTTGCAAGTAGTGTTTTACCTGAACCAGTTGGTCCAATAAGTAAAATATTGCTTTTGGATATTTCTAAATTAGAAGGGGGATTATCTATTCTTTTGTAATGATTAGCTATAGCTACGCTCAAAGTCATTTTAGCATTTTCTTGACCTATGACATAGTTATCCAAATAATTTTTTATTTCAACTGGATCGTATTCTTTAACGATCTTTTTGTCAGGTTCTATAGTCGAATCATCAGAAATTAGTTGGTTGCATAACTCAATGCAATCGCTACATATTGAAACATTTTCTGAAACAATTAATTTTTTTACAGCGTCTTTATGCGATCCGCAAAAAGAACAATGATTGATTTTGGTTTCTTGTGTCATCTCTTATATATCTATGGAAAATAATTACATTAAATTATATTACTATAATCGATTACTTTCTAGAGTTAAGGTAAGATTCGATTTGTTCTTTTTCGTAATCGGATAAAAGTTCAACATCATACTCACCACTTTCTATTTTAGATATTAAGAATTGTATATATTCATCATTTGTCAAATAAGAATTTGAACTATCTTTGTTAATTTCAAACCAACGTGTACCATCAAACTTGAAAACACGATTAGGTAGTACATCTACACGCACAAACGTATCACCTTTATTAGCAAATTTGGGGAAGTGTGTTCCAAAATTAGTTGATGATTTTCCAATATCATCTGCTTCTATTAAAAACAATTCGGGATGCATTTCTTTTAGTGCTTCTTTTGCAACCATCTTATCATCATAGATAACATATCCTCCATCTACCTCTTTGTAAGTTTTAGATGGAGATATTTTCATATCGGTGTTCATCTTAACGGATGAGTCAGTGGTAAGTACACTTGAAGCTGTTAATTCTTCTTCTGTAATTTCTTTGATTACAGGAATAGGTTCTTCTTTGGATACCACAGTTTCAGGTTTGTATACTTGAGGCGGTATTCGCTCATAGTTATCAGGTAATTTTCCGAACCCAGCATTTAGGTAGGGATATTTTTCAATTAAGGGAGGTTCTTTTTTTTTAACCTCTGGTTCTATTATGGGTTCTTCTATTTGCGGTTCTTCTACTTTGGGAACCTCAGTTACTAGTTCTTCTTTGGGTTCTTCTTTGGGTTCTTCTTCGTTGTCCCATTCTCTACTTGCATTAGCAGCCAAGACCAATGCTATTGCCAATGGATCAAAAACTATAACCAACAGAATGATGACCCATCGAACTGCACGTTCTAATAATTCTGCTCCAGGATTATCCTCATATATCAATGCCGCAATATATTTTATAGGACCAACTTCTGCTTCGATTTTTCGTGTTTCTGCTGCAAGTGGCGCACGTTCTTCATTTAATTTAGAAATAATTTGCTGTGCATCTGCAATGTCTTTTTGTAATTTTGTTCTTTCTGTAGCCTGTTGCCTACGAATAACTACAGCACGTTCTACACCCTGTTCTGATTGTCCCCTAGACAGTCGTGTGTCCACTTGGGCATCTAATTGTTGCAAGGCTTTCCGTGCTAGTTCTATATTGTCTCGTTGTGTTTTAATTTTTTCATCAATAATAGCTAGTTTAGCTTGGGCATCACCTGATACCAATCCTACATCAGTGTGTGCTTTAGATAAGAATCCAAAAATACCCATGCTGGTCAACACCGCTAATGCAACTACAGCGGGTACCAGATATAGTTTTAGTATCAAACTAGATTTGTGCCAATATTTTCTCAACCAAACAGTGGCTGTTATTTTGCCTATTTCTAACATGGATCCCATAATTATAACAGGTATCACTGCTCCAGCAAAAATAGCAGTCAGACCTATAATACTATAATAGGCTGCAACGGCGCTCAGTGCTAGCGCCACTAATAATGTTAGGTTGGAAAGGCTGAAAATTCTTTTCATAAGTATGTATTTATTCTTCAGTAATATCTGATTTATCGTCAGATATTATTCCAAACAAGTGCCCGTATGTATCCACAAACTCTTCCTGACGCATTACTAGTTTTCTAGGGATACCCGGACCTTGTTGTACGTGATAGGTGATCCATTTTTCTCCGCCATCACGAACCTTGATTTGTACGATGGATATGGTATCTCCATCTTCAAATTTGTAACTTTTTCCTATTAAATCATTCATCAAAAATCTCATTGTCGAGATCGTCCATGAGTTTTTTCATGGATTGATCTCTTTTAACACCTTCTTCAGTCAGTTCCAAATCGCTGTCGCACATAGGACATACATCTTTTGTAGAATGAAATTCTAAATCATCTTCTTTATAAATAGACCCATCCTCATTTAGATAGAGTGTGTGTGACTCATAGCTTTGTCCCTTCCAACGGCACTTTGTACATTTATGAGTGGGTTCAGGTGGAGTAGGTTCACTATGCCAACTATCTTCATCCCCTAACTCATAGGTTACATCATAACCTCCCTTACGTTCAGTCCACCAATCATCATATTGTCGTTCCCACTCGATCTCGATATCGTTTTCCCAAGCATCGCTGATTACTTCTTCAACATCTTTGTATCCTGTTTCTATTTGGACTAACAATTCGTCTAACTCATCTTCACTTAAATCAGGATAAATTTCTGCTAATAGATCAGTGTCCAATTCGTATGCGAATCGACTATCTACGCTATGCCATTCATGTTTTACAATAGTTACCATGTTTTCTCCTTAAAATTGGGCAGTAATAATGTCTCTGATATCACAATTTAGATCATGTCTTTTTATTATATCAGAAACCAAAGACAAATCAGTTTCTGCTTGGGAGCAGAAATGCCTATAATTGAATTCTATATCATAAAGCATATCGTGATGATTTTTAATGTTTTCTGTAAGGTACTTTACGTTTTCTACTATCAAGTCTAATCTGGATACATTGTCTATATCATCATATTTATAGGGCAAGTATTCTTCGAAAGTTTTATATCCTAACCTTTTTAACTTTGCCAATGTACCTTTTTGTCCAGCCATAATGAACGGATGTTTGTTAAGAATGGTAAGCCAAGTCTTTTCAGTGAGCCACGGATCATCACCTTGTTCGTATAAGTGGCTCAAGTCCGTATCATACTCTGTTTCACTTATTAATCTAAATCCAGTACGTTGATACATAGTATGATCATATGGTATGGCAGGTGTATGACCTACTAACGATGTATTCACATTATCCGGATTGCTATTGAATCTACTATATTCATGTGACTCAGGAAGATACAATGAGTATATAGCATGATTCAACAATGATTGCTCTAGTAATTTTTTAAACAACGGAAACCGATTCGTCTTGCTCCATTTACCTGTTAAAAACAAAAAATTGCTATGAGGTTTCCATGTTATATTCATAGGACATCTTTTTCTGTAAAAAAGATCATGATATGCAATAAGTCCTATGCCATTAACGTAATGTACCTCTATATCTAGTCCTGATAAGTCTGCCTCTACTTTGTTGTGTAGCCAATCGGCTAATACCAATATTACCCTAGACTTTTTAGATGCTTGTCCTAAAATGGAACGGATGTGTGTCCAAGCATCTTTGCTCATATGACACACATCCCAAATCTGATATATTATACGTACTGGGTGTTTGCTATCTAAGAAATCCTCAACGACTTTGTAGTTTAGTGTTTTATTTTCAATGTCAAAGAAGTTGTATAATATGTGGTTATCGAAACTTACCATTCTTGCTTATGTCTTTATGTTTTATGAAGATTACGTTATGTATTTTATCTTCATATTTAATAGGCAAGTCTAGAAAGACGCTAATTTTAGGACCTTCTGTTTCGCTCACTACACTATCATTGCCTACAGTACCTATAAAAGGTATACCATTCCATTTACCACGAACACGATCACCTATAAAGTACGTAGGTTTGTATCGATTTTTTTCAAAATACTCACTCAGATTCATCGTCATCCTCAAAGGTTGATTCCAACATTCTAATGAGTTGTTCGCAATATTCTCTGGTCATAGTAAGTGTCATACTGGTACCATTGTCACCCATTAATGTTAGTGTGGTACCTCCGTCTGTAGTGACTCCTACACGATAATATTCTTTTGGTTTTGAGATTAACGTTGGCTTAATGTAATCGACTGGCAGCTTCACAACATTTTTTGGATCAGTATCATCCATAGCTTTTTTTAAACCTAAAAATTGTAAAAAATTCATCAGTAATGCTTCCCGAAGAAACAATAGACGGCAAATCTTTTCCAAGTAGAAGGTTCATTATCTCTCCATGATACTTGGACAGGATTTTGCCGCCATGTCATACCATCAGGACCCCACTGCCAGTGATAGGTCCCGAATCGTATGTTAAACCACAAATTGCTCATTACTTAGAAGGAGTCATCAATGCAGTGAAGTTGCTAGGAACAACAATGGTCTGTACCTTGCCATTCTTAATACCTTCGCTGATGTTCAGCATAGCCTGTGCTTGCATGAAAGCAATACTGTTTGCACTGTTGTTTGCCAGTGCAGCCATACGACGACTTTCAGCTTCGGCAGTCTTGACTTCAATTTCTTTTTGCTTGAGTTCGTTCTTAGCACGAACCAGTTCGTTTGCACTTGCAACAACACTGTCAGCAGGCACAACATTACGAATCAAGACTTGGCTGATGTTTAGAGATCCATCCAGCTTTTCTTCGGCAAGGTTGCGGACAATTTCATCCTTAATGAAGTTTTCCATTTCGCTACGATTGTCTGCCATATCAAGTGCCTCATACTTACGTGCAGCCTTGTAGATAGCATTACGTGCGTTCTGAACGATGTAATTGTACATCAGGAAAACGTCGCCGCTCTTGTCAGTAGCGTGGAAGCTCTTGTTTTTGCTTGCGTAGAGTTCGCTAACCTGATTAGGATTAATGTTATAGACCACAACAGCATCGAGGTCTTTCATCGTGCTATTATCTTTGGCGACAGGAGTCATGTTCTCCAGCGTGACATTGACGTCCTTGACTGGAAAAGTGAGGACATCACCAATCATAACCTGATTGAAAGAACCGGGCAACAGTTCGCCAGGTTTGACCTGTTTGTCAAAGCCCACACGAACACCCACCTCACCCGTTTCAATACGGGTGCAACCAGCAGCAAGAATAGCAGCCGCGATAATACCAAGCTTAAAAAGACTTTTCATTTACATTACTCCAAACAGAAGAACAACCAAACACACAACAAAACCAAGTGCAAAATACACTAGGCGACCAGCAACATCAAGAGCCTTCATTTTTTTCCTTTAAAACAACATTACAATCGTAATCAAAAAGACAATAGTGATTACAGAGCAGAGTATACTGTACAAAACATATTTTGTCAACGCCCACTGTTCCATTCCCGTCATTTCACGAACGGCTTTGATGCCAAAAAACGTCAAGCCAAACACAACCAAAAACGATAGGATGATATTAATCATTTTTACTCCTTACTTGTCATCACGAAAACGCACGAAACGGGGGAACCGCAGACTATAGCTACCATCTTGGTTTTGTGTGATAACATCACAAAGAACCTCAGCAGTGCGACCGATAACTAGATTAGAGTTCTTCCAGTAATCATCACGATCCTCGTCACTGTACCCACTACCTACGTTGACTTGAATAAACTTGCCATCATCCATGCCCTCACACACTAGAGCACCAAGACGACCTTGATTACGACCAGTACCCTCTTCGATACCGACAACGGTAAGATCAACAGTAATTGTGGGCTTCCACTTCATCCAAAACGTATTACGTTTGCACTCGTATGGAGCATTCACATCCTTGATCATGATGCCTTCAAATCCTGCGTTAACTTGATCCTTAGCATAACGCATAAGTTGATCCTTGCCTGCCGCAGTGTCAAGGTCTACCATAATGTGTGGCAGAAGTTCAACGTTAGCCATAGCGTCAATGACACTACGCATTGCCTCAAGCACTTCAATACGTTTGCTCAGTTGAGCATTCCAATGACCTCGACGGAAGTCTGCAAGAGGAATAATGTCAAAGATGTTGAACACGCTATCATCAGCCTGAACATTTTCCTTACGTCGGGCTTGTCGCATCAATTCTTGAAATGTGTTACCGATAACTTCACCGTCAAGAACAAACCCACCGCTCAGTTGTTTAGCCATTTTAGTTTGGCGAATCATCTTGAGCCAGTTGAGAGAGACTTGTTCCTCAATGTGTGTGAAATTTTCAAATACTTTGCCATTGCGGCTAAAGCTAATCACAGTCACGCCATTATCACTGGGAATAACCATCATCAAAACACGAACACCATCGAGTTTGGGTTCGAGGCGTTTGATGCCACGCATTTCGGGACGACCTTCGCTATTGGTCGCAAGTTGACAACCAAAGATAGGAATCTCATAATCAGTTTTTTTGCAGATTTTATTGATAGTCTTGTCACTGATACCTGCCCGCATATCTCGACGCAATACAGGAGCAAGGAATGTATTCCATTCTTCACTATCGAAACGTTCAGCCATTTCTTGAATAGCCTCACGTGCAGCATTTCCAGTAAGCCTACGTTGACTTAGTTGGAGCATAAGTTCATTAAATTCAGTCCATGGATTTTCGGCGTTAACGATGCCCACAGTATCGGGAATTTGCTTAACGCCGAAGGTCACATATGGATTGTAACAAGCCTTGAGGAAGCCCAGAAAAATCTGTGCATTGGTGCTACCTAGGACACTTGCCTCGAGGGCTTGCTTGATAACATCTTCCTTGTGAAGGCGGCTGTCACTTTCATTCAGTTTGTTGATCCAACTTGCACTCATATATTCCTCATTTAAAGGGCCACGCACTATTGCGGTCAAGTGGGGGTCTTGATTTAAGTTCCACTTTCTCTATTGAAACGATATTATAGTCGGAATAGGTAATTTTGTCAACCTCAAAGGGTCCGTAAATAATTACCGAATCCTCTTCAATTTGCCAATTATGGTCACCGTCATATAGCCAAGCACCACACATTCTGCCATCCTCATCACCATCGCAATACAAACGTTCAATTTCTTCCCGTTCTTGTTCAGTGATTTCATCTTCAAAATCAAAATCGATACCGACTCCGTCGTCTAGCTCACACCCATCACCGATATTAGGATTAACACTAATCCATTTATCTTCAAGATAAGGCAATTCATCTTCGGTTTCTACAAAACCCTGTCCCCAACGATACAACTCTTTAACTGTCCATCCGACAATGCTACCATCAGGAAGTTCTTTGTAAACATCATAAAATTGTTCAATGGACTTTTTATCTGTGGGTTTGATTCTGTATAATACTGTGTTCATTCACATAACTCCTTAAAGTTATTAACTTGGAAAGACCAAATTTCTTTTGATGTACCATTCGGTGTGAATCGTTCAGGCATCCCGCCGTTCTTGCTAAAACGTATACGTAGACCGACCTCTCTACGTTTTTGCTTGACACCGATATAGAATTCAGGCGGTATGCGGAAATAGAAAACATCTTCTACCAACGGATCTACAACAACAACCCTAAGCACACCCTTTTTGTTTTTGGTGCTGAAACCTGCGCCACGGTTAGGATCTTTGATTGTACCTTGATTGACTACAGTGACCTTCTTAGCATCACTGCCATCTGTAAAATCCATACCTTGCTTGTTTGTTCGCTCAAGCTTGCCAACACGTGATATAGCATTCTCTACCATGCTTTCCATGGCAAGGTCACCTTGCCTGACTGCTTTCTTTAAGCCAGGTAGGTGACTCTTACGATATCCTGCGAACCGATAAATTTTTTCTAGCAAAATTTCATCGGCTGCAAACTGTTCTTCTGAATATTTACTTGCCATCTATCACCGCCTTTTCCTCCTTTGCTACCAGTATGTTTACCAGTTGTTGGTTGCGATAATCTTGTTCCTTGCGTCTACGCTTGGCATCATTATTTTTACCAAACAACATTCGGTCATAGTTTCTAGCCCACTTAATACCTTCAATCCAATGTTCAAGTGCATCAAGAGTTCCCACAAATAACTCAGCATCACGTGAAAAGATAGGTAGGCTTTCGTAGTCTTTTGGTACTACCCCAACAACATCTGTAGAATTACTTCCTCTTGCGCCGAATCTTGAAGAACACATCATCAAACCGAGAGTGTCGCATTCAGCTTCCAATCTACGGATTCTCTGCACTAAATAAAATCCAGTCATATTATCACCAACTTGAATTGTAAAACACTCGACGCTTTAGGAAAAGCTCCGATCTAGCGGTAGCGCAAAACTGCAGGTCATGATCGTTATAATAATCATCACTGGGTCTACCAAAGAAGAACCCGGTAGTCTCTAACTTGGACATTTCTCCTGATTTAATATCTTGCTCTAGGCGGTTAATATCTTCCCAAAAGAGTTCAAGTTCAACACCATTGAAATTGTCATCATAGATTCCTAGGCTGTCTTTATTGGAACCACCGCGTAAGATCCAAAGCTTTTCCATCCAACCCTGCAGGTTAGGATGTTTGCGCCAATAGGCAATTTCTTGACGGCTGGGGTCATCCCAATCGGTGCCTTCTTTGCTAGCAATGTATGCGTATTGATCTAGTCCCATAATACACTTTCAAAACTGAAAAATTCTGTCCAAAATTTCTTTAGCAATATCTACTTCGCCAACCTCATCAAACGTGGCTGCGGTGATCATCTGAAACACAACAATGGCATCATGACCGAAGATAGAAATAATTTTATCTACCTCATCTTTTGAATCTGCCTCCCACATCAGGTCGGCAATTTTGACTTGATTTTGATTTGCAAATTGAATTTCCATATCATTCCCCGTTATCAATCAAACGATCCAATTTACTCTCTATATCTTTAACCATCTTGGTTAACCGTTCACATTCTAATTCTGCCTTATTAAGGCGAGTCTGATAATCTTGGGCAACCAAATCGGCAAATGTTTCAAGCCATTGCCGTTTAGTATATGATGCACATTCAAATGGAGCGTTGCTTATAGCTTGCTCAATTAAAGTTTTTATATTATCGTTCATTAAATATCTAACCTCGGAAAAGAAATATCCTTGTACTCGACGCCATTGGCAGTAATTTTACGATGAATTTCGGCTTGTACGTAGAGTCGCATTGGGTTGTCAATCAATACATAATGGATGATGACTTCTCCATCAATATTATACTTCTCCATCACCAACTTAGCAATAGATAAATGTTGGCTACGAGAAGGTTGATACCCGTTTACGTACTTCATTACACAACCTTGACACGGTTCAGTTGGGTGCTGTTATCACGATGAGCCTTGACAGTGCCCTGTGCAATGACAAGCTTGCCTGCAGGAATAGCATCACGGTAGCTAAAGAAAACGACCTGATCTTCCGCAGTGATACCAGTAACAAAGTACACACCCCATTGCTGGCTAAACACGCTACGAATGACCTCGATGTTGATCTTAATTTTTTCACCGATTCGGCCGATGAAGCCACCACTAGCACCTTCAATCTTACGATTGAGGTTATCACGCTTGACGGCACGTTCGTAGCACGACGGGAGGCTTGCGATAACCGCAACATCGTAGTTGGATTCGATAACGTCACGATTGGCAATCACCATTGCGGTGTTGTCGAAGTCATTCAACTTCTTGCCCTGCAGGATCTTGAAAGTCAGACCCTTGTAGTAGCGCCGAACGGCTTCACCTTGCTCACGATCAGCCTCAGTGATGAGGTCCGTGTTAGCAAGGAAATTGTCAACAATTTGACGATTGGTCTCGGTGTTCTTGCCATCCTCGATAGTTTTGAGGTAGGCACCATTGATTCGCTGGGCTGCACAAGCGGCACCCCAAACGTCAGAAGCTTGCAGATTCAGAACCGGGCGTTGATAGCGAGCCATTTGTTTCTCCGTTGTTTCAGACTATACCGATATTATATACGATTTGGGAATTATTGTCAAGCCACGAACCGATCATAACCGCGGATAGGGCTGCGGCGATCAGTAGTGTGCTCCTCGTACTTGATAACTATTCCTTTGGTAGCAAGAGCAGTCACCAGCGTACTAAGGTCACAGTCTTCCTCGAGGTAGACGGTGTCACCCTTTTGGTAACTGTAGGGCGTAATCTTGTGTGCAATGCCGAGGTCGAACAACACCTTGCGCTTGACCGCTCCCCAGCCATGACCGGGATCCGAGTAAAACTTGACCTTAAAAGCTTCAGACATTTTTGTTCCTTTTAGCGTGAGACAGGAAAAACTTTTTTGTCGTTGAAAAACATCGACCCGTTTTCGAACCAAAGATGACCGTCCTCTTGCAGGATCTTCAGTGGCGCAGTTTCCTTTACACGCCTCATGTAGTTTTCAACATGATAGTACCGGCAGAGCACCTGCTTGATCATAGCCTTAGTGATGGGCCGACCACGCTTAACACGTGCAACGAATTCGTTGTTATACAGGAGAAACTCACCAGAGATTTGAAACAAATCTTTTCGAAACGCAGTCATCACAAGTCCTGTTAATCAATCAATACACGTATTATATACCCAAACCTATTTATTGTCAACTTTCAGTCATCGTCACCCAGGGTAGCCCCAGTGAGGAACACAAGGATGAGTACAACACAAAACAGCCAACCCAAAAAGTAAATCACGGTTATCTCCGCTATTTGAACGTAACAAACATATTGTATTACCGTATGGATTTATTGTCAAGCCGTGGAAAAGCCCCGTTTATAGGGGCTTTTTAATTACTTCTTGGAAACGTTGCTTTGATTTACAAATGCGTACATTTTTTCAGCAGTCTCCAAAACTTTGTCAAGTCCTGGAAATGCAGGCATATCAACCCTGTTTACAATTTGACCGGTCTTTTCATCACGCATGGCGCTGATTTCCCAACCTTGCCACTTGTATGTATATTCTTGTGCTACAAGATCCTTAGCCATTGCTAAAATGTCGGTGCGGATTTCATATCCGTTCTTGTTGAACTTAACTTCGGGCATTTTTACTTCTGGTAAAATACGATCACTATTCATAACCTTCTCCTTTGTGTGTATGTGTTATGTTACTTCTTTTTTTCTTCTTTGTCAACAGGTTTGTTGAACTTTTCGGGATAGTTTAACCTTTCCCATTCTTCATTGCTTACTGGCCACCAATTAGTAATATTTAGGATAGCGATTTTTTCGATATTCATAAATGGCTTCCCCCCAGCTAACTAATGTTTCATAAAACTTTGTTATATATTTCATATGAAATTCCTTTCTTGGTCTCTGTGAAATTGCACGGTTAGTCTTTCAATATCACCTGCGTTTTGTGGATTATGGCGCATTATGTAATTTTCTAAAGTTCTTCCATAATTTTCTTCAGTAAACATTCCTAATAGTGGGAGAACTATTCCAACCATGACTACAGATATAACAATAAAAAATACTGTTAACATATTAGTGCTTTTTATTAGTTTGAGCAGTCCATGCATCCCACCCTGCACGGAACCAATCAATACTAAATGGGTTGAAGATTTTTTCTACTTTAGTTTCCATAACTTCACGACCTAATGTAGTCATAACAGTTGTGCCTGTTTTGATAGAAGTGTGAAGAAACTCAGTTTGTGAATCTACATACTGTGTCCAGGCTCTTGATAAATCTGGATTTGTGATGTATTTGTTGATGAATTGCTTTTTACCGTTTTGAATAGCGTCAACGGTTAATTCTGGTAAATTGAACATAATTTTTCCTTTCTGTGTGTAATGTAACTGTGTTACATTGATATTTATGCCTATCAATATGTAGTTAAAAAAAGTGGGGTAATTTAACCCCACTTTTCATGATATTTTCTTAGTGCTAATTGCCTTGCCAACCAAAGCCTAAATTTTACATAGTCACTAAGATCGTCATCGTCATCTGATTCGGGATAGTTATTTGGTCTGCGTACAGTTGTATTGACTCGGTAACCACTAAGTATATCCTCATCATCTATCAATAATCCAAAACTATTGCCGTTTACTAGATACGATAACCTAGAAGGATTACTTCTTAGGAGCTTCAGCTTTCTTGGAATCTTCGGCTTTTGCGGCAGGCTTGTCGCTTTTCTTGGCGTCATCCTTTTTAGCGGGAAGTTTCATTTCTTCCTTCTTTGCTGGTGCAGCGGGAGCAGCAGCGGGAGCAGCAGTAGCTGGTTTCGCTTCAGCCTTCTTCTCGTCCTTTTTTGCGGGTTCCGCTGCAAATGCAGTTGCAAGACCCAATGATGCAATCAATGCTAATACTAGTTTCATAGTTTTTCCTTTAAGTTAAACACAGAAATCGCTCTGTGTACTATATTTAACGTTTCAACTACGAATTCGTTGACAATTACTTACCCGATTCATAAATACTAGATGTTATACATATCCTATCGAGGCATTTTTGATGGTCAAAACTTTCAAGATGCGAATACACCAAATCAAATAGGAAAAGCCTTTAACGCAGGCTTTTCCTGCATGGTAGACGTTTGGCGAGTTGATGATAAGCTATATTTAGGAACAACGCAACCATTGACTGAAGTGAGTCCTAACTTTTTAAAAGGTAAAAGATTTTGGATCAATGTTCGTAATACGGAGATGCAAACTTGGATACAGGCCCAATCTTCTACTGATTACCCTAATTACTTTTGGTTCAATGACTCCGAAGAAAACGATCCTGCGACCACAAGCGGTGGCCAAATCATAACACCAGGCACTGTTCCTATCAATAATCAGAGTATCGTATTCTTACCTGAAATTCAAGATAGGGCTATGTTTAGCACCGTAAAATTGAGATGTTACGGAGTATGTAGCAATTATTTGACCTTCATTAAACGTATGCGTAATGAAGGTGTTTGGTATTAACCGCCTCTACCGCTTCGTCTAACGACGGTTGTACTATTGAATCCTTTGTTTGGCTTAGACCCTTTAAATCCTTTAGGATCAAACTTAGGCGTAGGATTCTTTTTGGGTTGATTAGTAAAGGGATTATTGCTATTTTTCTTTTCAGTCATTTTCTTATCCTCACAGATTCTAAATATTCTTTTAGATTACCATAAAGTCCTAACATCATGGCAATCTTACTATCGTAAATTCTTATATAAAATGATTTAGATTTGTCCTTTTTATTTACACCCAAATAATACGGACATTGAATTTTTTTGCTGAGTTCTAACACAAAGCTATGATAGCTTTGACCGTCTTGCTTAAAGTCATAATCATAAAAAGCAATATCAGCTAATTGAAAGGCAGTGACTCCTTCGTCTGTCAACCGTAGTCCATCTTGCCTACCAGTGAACCACCATTTAAACATAACGTCCTCAATGGGAAGTTCGTGGTATATTCGATGAGATTTGGGAATCTCAGCCAATATTGCCTCAGTAATTTTTTGTTTTACTGTTTTAAGATTGCTCATCGGGATAAACAATGCTTCCCGAATTCATGAAAACTACAGTAAACTTGTCAGTCTTAAATTGAGTATTCAATTTCCTGCACAGATTTCTTGCATGACCGGGATTACTAAAACTGGTTTTTTTGTATTTAGGAGTAGCTTCGTTATCTAGATAATGCGAGGATTTCAAATTGATAGGTTGTCCTTCGTAGAACACTGCCCAAATGCCTGAGGCTTCTACAATTTGGTCGCACTTGTATGTCACTTTGTCTACAAGTTCTAGTAAAACTTTGGGCTGTGATCGACTCATTTAAAACTTCCACCTTTAATTTCTAATTTGATGACGGGCTCCTCATCTGTTTTTACTTCTTGGTTTAATTGATATTTATCGGCTAGGAGCTTTGCTAGCTCATCACGAAGACCGCGCGCCTCAATAATGGGCATAACAAAATCTTTACCTTGTTTACTTTCTACCATAGACACTCTATCAATAAACCTTTTAATGTGTATCATAGATTATTTATCACATTTTCCGCTTCAGTTTCAGTTTTAAAAGGTCCATGGTAATCGTATCGCTGAATAAAGATGTACTTGGGACAAAATACTGTTTCAAAAGACCCGTTTTGATTTATTGCAAACCAACCAGCAGCATAATAGCATTTGCTTTTAGTTGTTTTGGTGAACAAATGCAACTTGCGTTTAATGTCAAGTATTGAATTATAGACTTTGCTTGTAGTTGGATAATGAGCAAAGGGCAAATCAATTTTCGTGCGGTTAGTTTTGAGCGCCTGAAACTGTATTCTAGTTTTGTTTTTAAGTTCTGCGGTACTGTCGAAATGCGTGGCTTTACCATTCATAATCAATTGTACGCCTGATCCTTCAGCAACTACATTTCCAACTTTTTGGTTACCATCAGTGATGACCCAGTATTGATCTTTGATGATCGGTTTAGCTATTAGATTCTTCATATTTCTCCCAACGGTTATTTATATAGTCCCAATGTCGATTATCATAAATCGTAAAATGAATTTCGTATCCGAATAAACCTAGTTCTAGATTTAGACCTGCATGGTCTTCTCTAATGGTAAATCCAAATTCAAATCTCAACCAATTATCGTTTCTAAGAATTTGAATTTCCCAGTATTTGTTTGTAACAAATGTACTACCGTGCCAAGTCTTGATATTCTTGAAAGAATCGTTTTCGGCCCATGGATTTCTTAGATTAAGATTTAGGTAAATCATTTTTCATCTCCATGTACGGTACAATGTTATTGTCGAAAATTTGTGCCATTGTTCTCCATAGTCCCTTACGTTCTATTTCCGTCATGCCTGCTACCCATGGCGGATCGTCATTACTACGGGTCAATCCATAGTCATGACGATAGGTATAGCACATTTCGGTTATTATTTCATCTCTTGTTTTCATGTGTATTTTAAAATGTACATTACTGCATCGGCTTCGTGAAGTCTAACAGTATCATGAGCATATTTGTTATGCTCACCGGTATCCCAACGTGATGTTGTTTTTCTAAACTCTTTCACCTTAATCATTTTGTTATTGAGTTTTGTTACGCGGGCAATCATTAGACTGTTATGGTGTGGCGCCACCACCACATCATTGACCTTGAGTTGATTGCCGAGTTTATCAAAATGTTCTGGATCAAGTTTTGTCATTTTTGGTTAACTCACACACAAGTAAAAAATGTTCGTAGGCATTTTTAACACTAGGGTGTGTCATAAGTTTATCTGCCTCTTTCTCCATAGCCGTTAATCCTGCTTCAACAACATCACGGGCACTAGGCCAATACAAGTACCTTGCACGTTCTCCGAACACTTTGACAAGATTTTCCCAAGCATCCTTTTGTTCGGGAGTCAATGGATTTTCACTATTTTGTTCTCTACGAATTTCACTAGCTTCTTGAACTACCTTAGTCATTGTATCTTGTGCAACACGCCCAGCCGCAATCATAGCTGCATAGTTAGGATCAATGTTGTATTGGGTGGATTTACCACCGGGATAACTCATAATAAGATGATTACCTTTAGGTAGTGCATCTAAGAAATTGCTATCATATTCCCTTACGGGGACATAACGACGACCTACCTTTTCGTAAAAAATCTTTTTCATGTTTCACCTCTAGTAATAGCTAGGAACAAATGTTTCTTGTGCTTTGGCACCCAGTTCTTACCTTCTTCTCCGCATGGACCTAGACGTAATCTAGCTATATGACAGGCATCGTATCTAGTATCAATTCTTTTAGGTCCAGTAACTGGATTGAATTCTATATGAGTTTCTTTTCTTGTTAACCTACATTTGTAAAAAGCCGCATCGATAAACCTTGCAATTCCTAAATGTAATAAACGTTGTTCAAAGGGAACAAAACTATGTTTACAATCTTTGCATAAAAGTTTTGCATTCATTTGCTAAATTCTTCCCAAAACAATTCGTTATCTCTGACATTGGCAATAGGCTTTAACCACCCACGATCAATACAATCTTGAATGAGTTCTTTGTATTCTCTAGGGCATCTAGTGGTAATTTCGAATCCTGCTCTAGGAGCAGCCACTGTGCCATCAACGATAAGCCACTTAGGATCACCTTGTCTAATTGTACGAATACAGGTTTGTTTAATTGTGAACTTAATGGTCATACCTTCAACTCTCCAACATACGGATTGTTAAGCCACTTTGCATAAGCTTCAGCCTGCTCACTGATTTTATTCAGTTCGTACTTACCACAGAATCGCATAAAGTGAATGCCGACCTGAGGTGTAGTACTAATACGCACACCTGCACGAATAGCATAGTCAACCTTGTCCTTGACATCCTGAGGTTGTGCAGTCAAGTCGATAAGTGTACGATTACGTTCATAGCAATCACGCACACGTTGCTCTACACCCTCATGATCTAGCCAACGCTGTAGCATCATATTGTTCCAGTTGAATCCTTGTTTGTTACGATCAGCATAAGCCTCAACTAGACCAACTTTGTTTTTGCTACCCTTCTCACGCACACCGGGATATGCACTGAATACATTGTCAGTAGCATCCCCACGCATACATTTCTTAAAGAGTAGATATTGCGGGTCCTCAAGTAACTTGTGTTCTTTAGTCTTTTTATCTAGTACAGGCTTTCCGTTGTCCTTGAAGTACCCTTTGAGGGTGATAAGTTCATTGCTGACGCCATTGTATTGGAACACGTTTTCACTGATAAGCTGAACGTAATCAGTATCAGAACTAATAATGTAATGCGAGTCATTGGGGTGTAGTGCAACAAACCTTGCAATTAGATCGTCTGCCTCAGCGTTGGGTTCACGCAATACAGACACGTTGGTTTTCTCACGCAGAAATGTAGTAAACATTTCATACGTTTCCCAGAACATTTTGTTTTCTTCGATTTCGGCATCAGTCATAGCCGATTCATCAAGCTTACGATTAGCTTTGTAAGGCTTGTAGAACTCCTTGCGCCAGCTACGACCCTCAAGACAAAAAACAACATGGTCAATTTTGTGATTGCGAACCACTTGATTGACCGATGCAAGAGTAAGATGAAGTGCCATACCAATCTTTTCCCATGTGTCAGTGTTACGGCTAGCAACGTGACGGGCACGAAAGAAAGTGTTGGCAGTGTCAATGAGTGCGTAATTCATGTGCGGGATAGTATATAGTTAGACAGATAGTGCAAAGTATACTACTATTTAGAATACCTGTCAAGAGGTTGGAAAGAAAATTTACCCAAAAAACTTAGCTTACTTCCGTTCTACCATTACCAATGTCTCTACTGCGGATTACCCGTACATCATCCCGTTTTTCGGGATCGGCTTGTTCCTGTTCATAGACTTCTAATGCAACATTCCGACAAACCGTTTGAAACCATCGGTCAACTATAACGTTTTCGGCTTCTCCAGGCTTTATTGAATACCCTGCACGTACAAGATTAGCTACAAACTTCTCATTCCAGTCTAATTCAAAAGCCCCATTGTTAACATCATTAGGATCTATCTCCATACGTACAATATGTACATATGGTTCTCCCTTTTGTGTTGCGATTTCTTTTGGTGACAGTTGTTCATGTTGATTAACTTTGGGCTGTCGTGGTTTTTTTGGTTTTTTAGGTTTTTCTTCCTTAACAGGTTCAGGAGGCGCCTGTACCTCCACCTGTTTTTTGCCAAATAACTTATCAAATATTCCCATTTACATATTCCTCATATAGTTTGAAGCTAGCAAGGTTCTTAGCCTTGCTTTCGCACATAATATCAGCCCATTCATTGTGCGACATAGCCCAGTCATTGAC